AGATAGACTAGCCCAATTACAAGAAGCAGCAAAAATAATATTAAATAACTCTGATGATAACGATGTAAAGCTAAGAGCAATCCACACAGAAATGGATCTTATTCATAATATTTACCAGCTTGAACATGAGGGTATTGGAGTAATTAACCAGGAGATAAAGGCACAAGAAGAAGAAGAAGAAGGAAAAAGATGAAATGGGACACCACTCTAACTAGACAGATAAAGAAAAAGAGACATCTCACATCTCTTGTACAATTACCAACTGATCCTTTACAATGGATTAAAACTGCCAGGCCATATGTAGGTAAGATAAAGCGAACCTTCGAGTGGGAGCCATTCTGGCCTCCAGTATATCATGATAAATCATCAAATATTATAGTTGCTAATGGGCGCCAGAGTTTTAAATCAACTTTTGGAACTGACATTATTGGTTGTTATACCACAAGCCATGATGATATAGAGGCCACCTACATAGTAGATAGGGATGACAGAATATCTGCCTGGTCAAAGCAGAGATTTCGCAAAGATACAATGCTGCGAAATCCGTTGTTAGCTCCGTTTCTAATACATGGTAGGGCAAACGTTGGAGAAATTAATTTTACAAATGATTCTGTATTGTTTGTACGAAGTGATGAAAACGAATACAACAATGTACAGGGCATGACAAATAGTTTGATGATATTTGACGAATGCCAGTATCAGGATTTACAATTCAGAGCAGCTGCATTATACTCTATGACAATGACCAAAGGCCAAAGCTACTATTTGGGAATTGGCGGTGAATTGGGCTCTGAATGGCATAAGATGTGGGACAAATCAAATCAGAATGAGTGGTACTTTGATGATGAGAATTGGCGAGAGAATCTAGAGTTTGATGAATATGGAAATTTATCTAATGATAATCCTGCAAAAATTGTGAAAGGAGAATACCTCCCAACACACCCTGATAATACTGAATATTCCAGTTATCACATGCCCCAAACAATCTTTGCACGAATTCCATTAACCATTACTGATGCCATAAACAAATACAAGACACGTCCTGAAAACTCTATAGAATGGCAGGAAAAGTACAATCCACCATCAATTGTTGCAGCTCATGTGTACGGTAATTTCTTCAAAGCTACAAGACGGCCCATCACTCCAGATATGGTAAGGAATTGTTATGATAGTACTCTAAGCCTATTATCAGCTGACAAAGTCAGAGCACTAAAAGAAAAATACAATATTAATGTATATCTAGGAATTGATTGGGGAAGTGGCAAATCCAATGCTGGAAAGACTATTGGTGTTATTCTGATATATTGGGTAGATACTAACCAATATCAAATAGCTCACATTGAAATTAGGCCCGAAGAGATGGCCTCTGACTCTGCTAGAATATTTGTAGATATGATAAATGATTACACAATAGACCAATGCTGTGCAGATATGGGCTTTGATCGAGACGGTGTAACTATTATGCAAAGGGGTGGTTCCACCAGTAATTCTACTCCAATCACCGGAGTGGGATTTAAAGTGAGAGGTGTGTATTCCTCAGGCAAATCAACTGAAGAGGCTATATTACACAGAACAGACAATGAGCGAACTGAAAAATCAATAAAAAGAAAATCAGATCATTACACCATACAAAAGACACAACTAATCGATTTAACTATTGGTGTACTAAACAAGACTGTACCTCACCCAAAAGACAGCACCCGAGCCATCCCTCAATTAATCATACCATCAAAAGATATTGAAAAGATTGATTTTTTGGCTGTAGAATGGCCAACTCTAACCAGAAAAGATTTGTCTGCAGAAAACGAGATAGCAGCCGATGAGAATGACCCTAGACAGGTAGCCAAAAAAGAATACTCACATCCCGTAGATTCGTTATCTGCCATGAATCACGCACTTTTTGCCAAGGTAAAACACGACACACACGGCTTTGATATAACACTAATCAACCGAAGAAGATGATGACATTCAAATAATAATATTCTCTTTATTTACCTCAAGAATCAAAAATGTTATTAAGATTAACACTATTAATTAATAATCTTTATATGTAAATATTCCATTTCTTAATAATGTATGGCGTCATGTCTTGGGCACAAACAAGGAACTGGATGTTATCACCGTTCACGTTCTACACAAAAAAGAGATAATTGGGAATTATGGCAATTATGTTATAATTGTGCAAGAATACTTCACAAAGAATATTACAAAGACAAAAAGAATCATGGAGTTCGTAGAGTTATAGAAGGCCATTATACTGATGTGCCATTTGGTATTGTAGCATTACCAACAACAATAGATTAATTCTAAATACCTTTAATGCTTAAAAACATTTTATTTTATGCCTTTAGCTCCTGGTAAAATGTATAGGCCAACTGATATTGCAGTTGATGTTGCCACTAATTCAGTTTATGTTGTAGAGCAATTTAATCACAGAATTTCAAAATGGGATTATACTACCAATCAGTTTGATTTTACACTAGATACTACGTGGGGAGACAAAAATCCTACTGATGGTACATCTGGTATAGGAGGTCCTAGTGGGGATGGCGGTCCAACTGATGGCAATCTCTATCGTCCATCAGGGATTGTCTTTGAGAACAATAGACTAACTGTAACTGATACATTTCATAACAGAATTAGAACACTAAATGCTAGCACTGGTGCATTTATTGCTTCAGTAGGACAAGGTGGATCTGGAATAACAGATTTTTACCATCCCGCAGGAATTGCAACTAATGGCACTATTCTTGTTATTGCTGATGAAATAAATCATAGGGCTATAAAATATGATGTTGGTGGTACTCCTAGCAGTCCAGCACTTTTACCTGATCCTACACCTCTTGCTTTTAACAGACCTCATGGTGTGGTGTTTGACGAAGATACTAATGACTTTAATGTTACCGATTCGGTTCGTGGTGTAATTAGTAGATATAATACAGCAGCTACATCTTTTATTGAACAATTTGGAGCACCTGGAGTTTCTGGAACTGACTTGTTTTTTCCTGGAAGTGGACATGGTGAAGTCAATGGTACTCTCACCACTATATTTGCAGATACAAGAAATAGTATTCTAAAAACCGTAAATGCAACAACTATTGATAACACTACAGGTACTACAAAAGGAATTGGAGATGGTCAACTTTACTTCCCTGAATCTGCGACAGCCTTTTTAGATAATATAACAAGTTATGTTCTTGCAGCAAATACACGAAACAACAGAGTTGAAGCATTTGATAATGGTGGTACAATATCTCTGGCTTTTCAAGCAAACTTTGGTAGCCCACACGTTTAATCATAATACCTTTAATGCTTAAAACAGCTATTTTTTAATGGGATATGGTACCCGACTACGAAATGGACTAGCCAAGATTCTTTCCAGTGATGAGACGTATACACGTACTCCTTATACAAAATCTCTAAACATAAACATGGTCAAAAATACAATTAGCAGTTCATTGCTATCTGAGATGGTGCCAGGTCTATCACAACCAGTTTGGGGGCCTGAAATTTCTACAGTTGGTGCATATTCTAGAGAAGGTTACACATCTAGAACCTTTGATACTCCAGAGATTCCATTTAGAGCACAAGCTCAAGCATTACAGCTAGACGAGGATGTACAGCTTGCAATTAATGATTTATCATCAAAAGTTACTGGAGGCTCACACTTTGTCAAAGGAGTTAACGATAACTTTATTGATTACATGGAAAAATTTACAAAAGATCTTCGCTTTGATACATTTGATACTCAACTTGTAAAAGAATTATTATGGTTTGGTAACTCTGTTTGGAAACCCAGGATGGGAATTCGTAACGTTGAGCGATTCTCTGATTTAATGCATATTCCAATTTCATCATTTGTTAGAATCTGGTGGGACCGTCAACGAGTTCCCTACAAGCTAGAATTCCGAGGCAGTGAATATCAAGGATATCATAATCCGGGAGAAGTAATGCATTTCTCATGGAATCCAGTTAATGCATCAGTCTTTGGTACGGGCTTTGGTGTATCAGTTACATCTCCAAGAGAATTTGAAATGCCAATAGGCAATAGCCAATCTGTAGATGTTCAACTACCATCAATGCTTGATAGAAAATATTCTACACAATTTATTATGCAGATGGCAGAAATGCGTTACATAACAAGAAATGTATGGATTGCAGAAGGCGCATCAGCTGATCAAAGAGGACAATTGCAAGCAAATATTGAAAATGCACAAATAGGACAAGACATTATATCTGGAACTAATCTCGATGTAAAAGAACTAGGATCACAAGCTCGCAATTTTAATCCTGAGCAATTTGCAGACATTACTCAAGGGCCACTATTCAAGGCATTAAATGACTTTAGAGGAAAGCAAGCTGGTGAATCGACTCATAGTTATGCCAATGCAGAACGTGCAGCTTTGTTAGATGAATTAGGATTAACTGCATTTCCAATTTCAATAAAAGAACAACTAAATGAAAAATTATTCAAGCCTTGGTATGATTCACACCCAACTTATGATCCAATGTATTACAACGGAATGCTCCCAGTTCCTTGGGAATATACAAAATTTGAGATAAACTTTGGACAAGTAGAGAAAAAAGACATTGAAGTAAAAGATATGATAGAGTTGATAAAACTCTATCTGGAATCGCCAATGCCAAAAGATCCAAAACAAATTATGAAATTGTTCGAGCAAGCAGGCCTCCCAATTGATGAACATCTCTCGGTAAATATTGACAACACATACAATGACCCAACAGGCCAGCTTGCGCAACAAAATGCAGGTATTGCCCCACAGCTACCACCTAATTCAGATATTGGAGGCGGTGAGATTTATCCCGAGTTTAACAATCAAAATGTTGGCTCACCTCCAATGGATAATCCAATTTATGATTCA